AATTTGGATGTTCATGTGGTTGTTAGAGTGCGCTCGTTGGTTTGCTCACGGATTCGTCTTCCGTGAGAGCCACGCCGCGAGCGAGTCGGCGGGCAAAGTGTGCGAGTACCGACTTCTGGCCGTCGCGTTGAGCGGCAGCGTGAGGATTGAAATTGTCAGTAGGCAAAAATGATTCCTTGAACATACCAAAGTGAATCTGCGCATCTTCCATGACCGTCTTGAACGCGGGCGAAAGCGAAAGCTCCGCCCAGGCGTCATTCACGCGGGCAAGGCGATCCTTGCGACGGGCTTCTGTTTCTTCGGCGGCGGTCATCCAGCGATCAATTTTGCAACGGTGTTTTGAAAGCGCATGTGGGCGATTGTCGCCATTTCCAGCGCGTCGTGCTCGTCATAGCCAGCAGCAGGAGGCAGCGCGACGTTATCCTCCGGCGACTTTGGATCTCCGAACTTGCGCCCCCTGTAGGTGAACCGGAACTGGAAGCAGGTGAAGCCGTCTTGAAAGGCGCGAAGGACATCGAAGCGCGTTTTCCGCAGCGTCGATTTCTCGTCGAAGTTGTAAACAAAGAGCTTGTTGCCGCGATTGAACGGCTTGGATAGATCGAGTTGCGAGCGGTCACTCATGGCGTCACCTCCGGCTTGAATCCGCAGGCGATGCGAAGCGCGGCCATGGGAAAGGCAGGGCCGGGATCATTCTTGCGGCTTGGCGCAATGTCCTCATGCCCGATAACGTCGTCCAGCTTGTAGCGATCCACGAGAGCCTTGGAAACAGCCTCACATGCGGCGAGTTGTGCGAGCGGATAGCCTTCCCACTTCTTCAAATCGCCGCCGTTTTTGTGCTTTGCCGTGATGCCAAACTTGCTCCACTTGGCGGCGAGCTTTTCGTTGTCGCCAGCGTTCGCAAGCTCAATGCCGATAGAGCACGAGTTAAGTCCCGCGAAGCCTTTCCACTTGGAAACCCCTGCATGGCCGCAAGTCTGGTTAAATGGGCGGCATTGGTAAACGGTGCCGTCACGGTCGATGACAATATGAGCACATGCGCCTTTGGCTTCCGGCGAGCGCCAGAACTCAATGGAGCTTTCGGCCGACGCGCCGCTCGTGAAGTGAATCACGAGGAACCGGCGAGTCGGCATCAAAGAACCGCCCGCAAGCGGACGGCGCAGCGCACCTTCAAGCCAATGGGATTGATCTACGGTCATGCGGACATGGCTCCTTTCAGCGCCTCGACTCCGCCCAAGTTGCCAACAGCTTTCGATCCTTGCTCGATAGCTTGCATTTGAGCGGCTTGAGCTTGAGCTTGAGCCTTTGCTTGCATGTTCTGTGCAACGACTTCCTCGTCGAGAATGTAGTCAGTCGGAACGCCAGCGTCACGCGCAGAGCCTCGCGCCCACTTAACCCAATCAAACGGCTCCATAACTTCGGGCCGAATTGGAGCAATCGCCATGATGCGTTGAATGTGTCGATCCGCGTCGATATTGCGTAGGTTCTTGATGGCGAGCGCCAGCCGAGACGAGAACGTGATTGCAGGATTTGGCACGATTCCGACGAACTCGGAAATGCGTTGAATAGCTTCTGGCGGTGGAACGGGAAGCATCCCGGCCTCCATCCACATACCGAACAGGGATTGAAGCATCGGCGTATGTTTCTCGTTCGAGATGCGGGAGAAAGCTGGAGTAATGGCCGTGATCTTTTCCGCCGCACGCTCGTTGATCTCGGTAGCGGTGCGAACGCCGTCCAGCCCCTCAAACATATTGAAGAGCTGCGCGTGAAACTTTGCGCGGATGGCATCGGCTCGCATCTTGACGCGATCTTGGCCGACGTTGTAATCACCGCCGACGTTGATCGGCTTCGGCTCAAACATGCCGGAGTCGATGTAAGTAATGCCGCCTGCGGAAAGCACAATATCACCTTCCATGCGGGCATCAGCGATCATTGCAGGCCGGACTCGCTTCTCCGCCTCGCAATCCATCATCATCTGGAGGAAGTTGATTTGTCGAGTGTCTGGCAAAGCAGCGAAGCCGGGGCCGTAGCCGTAAGCGGTCTTTCCTTCCAGCGCCGTCCATTTCAGGTACCGACCAACGCTGAACGGGAAGGCGTCAAAGCCCGACTCGCGGAGCGTGTTCTTTTCCGCAACCTCGATGTAACAGGACGCGAACGCCTTGCCCCAATCGGCCATGCGTCCAAGCTCGTCACTTGGTCGTTCCGACATCGGACGGGGGTAAACGCCATGAAGAATCTTGATCTTGGCGAGCTTGCGCTTGTCGTCCTTGAGCGCGTCGCGTGACTTTATCGACAAGGCTTCCTCGCCAAAGAACTTAGCCGACTCTTCAATCGTCCATTCAAATTCACGGAACAGGACATCGACGATGCCAAAGCGATTCTCTTCGATGCAATAGGAGCCGCTCGGAAGATGCTCGAAGCGCAAAGCGCCATCTTCGAGGGCAAAGTAAAGCGCCGACGTGCCAAAGCCGCAGTGAGCAAGCAAATCCTCGTGCGCCTCGGTGTAATAGCTGGAGTTTGACAGGTATTCCCGGCCAAGCTCCGCGCACTCCTGCGCCCATTTCTTCACACGGTCAGAACCGCGCAGTTCACGGGCAGGATCAAAGCTAAACCACGGTTCATTTGCTGGCATCATCCAGGACATCAAACCTCCCGCCATGATTTGAAGCGAGTCGCCCGCTGTCGTGTCGAAGAGCATTCCCTCGCGGGAGGTGCCAGGAAGATTCGATTTGCTCGTGATGCCGCCAGAGCGCGGGGCCATAAGCTCCGCGATCTCCTGCCATTGCGTCATCCACGGCATTCGATCAGCCTGCATTCGCTGCCAGCGTTCGCAGAGCTTCTTGCCCAGGTCGGGCGTTTGTGGTTCAGGCTTCACCGGTGTAAGCAGGGGCGCTGCCGCCAAGGGTTGCAGTAGTTCCGAGAGTTTTTTGCTTGGCGAGCGAACCGAGAACGCCGCCCTTCATGGCGTCAGCGCCACCGATGCGGCGTTTTACATCCCGGTTGCTGCGGTCTTTGGCTCCCTGCGTATCAGCCTGCATCGGTGCCATTGGCACAGGTGGAGCAGGTGGAGCGGCAGCACCGCCGCCAAAGAAAAGGGAGCCATCGACGCACGGCCAGGAGAGGAAGAAAGGGGGTCGCATGACAACTTAGGGCGGAACTCACTTAGAAATTGCAAGGGCTTTCTTGAGTAGGCTGGAGGCTTTAATAAACCTCGCCGCCTTGCCTCGCCGAGCAAAGCCGAGCCAGGGCAGTTCACAAGGGAGCCAGCCAGCGGCAACGGCCAAGTCACCAGCCAAAACCCAAAGAAACCAGCAGTCGGCGGTTTCCAATGGCTCAATGTCCCAAGGGTTGCCGATGCGCCCGAGCGTCCAGTCGCGCCGAACAGGTCGAGCCATAGCGAAAGCCTGCGGGGTCGAAACGATGTATCCACGCTCAAAATGGGCGGCAAGGTCTTGCTCGAAGCTCATGCCGGGATTCAGCCGGTAAAGCCTGCGGACTTGTTCAATCGGCGTCATCGTCCAACAAAGCTAAACTTTGCAACCCCTCGCCGCTTGTCCTTCGGCTTGTCGTCGGCTTCTAGGTTCGAGTTGATAAATCCCTGCTCATCCGTTGCCCCGAAAGTAATCATTGCGTCCGCCCCGTGAGAGTTGATGTCGTGAAGCGGGAGCGGTCGTATCGCCCCACTCGCAGCCTTCGGTTGCGTCCGGTAGTTGGAAAGGCAGCCGATGCCGGAAGGTAGCGCCTCGCCAAACTCATCGACCTGTAAAGTCTCGCAGGCAGGATCAAACCACATCCGCGAAAGACGGTCACGAACTGCGTTGATTCCATCCCATTTGTCGCCAGCAATCGGCACGGTGATGATCTTGTGATTCGGAATGCCCGCCTCCGTAAGCTGCTGCCGGTAGGTCTTCGAGTATCCCTTGTCTCGGTAGTCCACATCATGCGGGAAAAAGTGCTTAGCGATGCTCCGCCCCGTTTCCTGCTCGAGCTGGCGAATCCACTCCGCAGCCATCACGGCCCCTTGCCCCGTCGTGAACTTGAAGCGATGCCAAAGAATATCTCGCCCCGTCTGCTGTCCGAGCCAGCACGAGAGTCCATCATTGCCGATGTCCCAAAACGTCCAAAGCGGATACATCGTTTCGATGGCGAGCGAGCGGATGCGTCCGCCGCTTTTGACTGTCACCATCGCGGGGAAGATTTGACCCGAGACGATGGAGCGAACGCACTCGTGGGCAACGGTCGGGAACTGCGTCCAAATGTCGTCCTTTTGCTCCGCCTTTTTCTTCTCATACCACGCCCAGCGAGAGGGCGGCAGCGTGATTGCGTGCTTCTCTTGCATCTCGCGAATGTAAGCCAGCGTCTCCGCCTTCTCTGGCGCATGACCGGGTAGGTCGTAGGACGGATGACCGAACCACGCGAAGAAGTGCAACTTCCAATCCATGCGCGTGAGCGGCTTGCCCACCATCGAAAGCGCCAAGTCGAAGATGTCGCGGGCAATCGTTCCCTCTCCGCCCTCCATCGTCGTCTCGATGTCGATGATGCCGCCTGCACCGATGGCGTTCAGGGAGCCGCGTTTGACCTTTCTGGCCCTGTCGGGAGCCTGCGCAGACATCGGCCCCGCTTCCGACCAATGCAGGCGGCGAGGTGTCCCGCCCATGAAGCTCGTCCCTGCTTCTTGCCTTGATCCGTTCGCCCAGGTCAAGCCGCCCTGCGCATCACTCGCCAATGGGTTGACCTTGTGAATCTGCCGCCAGCAGGCCGCAATCACAGGATTCGGATGCAGCGGCCCTGCTTTCCATGCGCTGCGGGCGATGTCGAGCTTCTTGAAAGCGTCGTCTTCCTTGTAATCGACGTGGGCGCAATGCGTTTTTGGCGTCGTGATGCACTCGTCCAGGTAATCGAGCACGATGAGCGTGCTCATACCCAGCTTTCGCGCTTTCGGCGTCATGTTCCGACTGTGGCGCTCGCTCAAATACTGCTCCTGCTCCGCCCGCAGGATGAACGGGATCATACCGCCGTTCGTGTCGTCCTCGGGGAGGATCTGGTAAAGGTTGCGCATCCGCCAGTCTTTCGAGGCGAGGCAGGCGGCGATTTGTTCGGGAGGAATCACAGGGTCACAAGGCGGAACTCTTTCGAGAAAATCAAGCGCGGCTACGTCTATGCCGAACCGGCATCGAAAGACGCGATCTATGCCGAAAAAGCATAAGACGTTTTGAGATGAGTTCCGCCTTATATCGTCACAGGTCGCCGTCAGTGAGCGACTTTCAGCTATCAACGGCCCCGGCAGACTCGGAGAGAGATCGGAAGGCTAGGCACTCACTGACCAGCTCGCCAGCGTCACAGGCCCATTGCGCTCCTTCCTATTTGGGAGGGGTCGGGGAGGGGCGAGCGTTTACTTGCGCCCAAACGTGGCCGCTATCGCTTCAGAC